CCTAAAAGCCTGGAGCAAAGCAACCAAAACCAAAACCGCTGGTGAGCTATTGAAGCTGACCAAAGCCTACGCTGAGGGAAAGTTGCCAGAGGATAAATACATTCCCTACCCAGCCTCATGGCTAAATAAAGGACTCTATGAGAGTGTTGAAGTCGCTCAGGCTAAACCATTGCCTAAGCTGTTTGTAGGGAGAATCAAATGACACAGTTCGAGCAGTCTGTAATCGGATCAATCCTGCTGACCAATGGCAAGGCACTAGATAATTTAACCCTGACACCAGCAGACTTTGACGATCTAGCCAACGAGCGAATCTACAAAACCTTGCTAGAGATGAAGGCGGGTCGCCAACCGATTGATGTCATGACAGTCGGTGCAGCCTTGCCAAAGCTTGCCAGCTATTTACATGACATCGTTACGGCAACCCCAACAGCAGCTTCAGTTAGCTACTACGCCAACAAGGTAATCGAGGATGCCACTAGGCGCAGACTTGCAGTTGCCGGCACGATGATTCACAGCAAAGCTCAGCATGAGGACTTGGCAACAGTATTTGACACAGCCAAGAAAGAGATTGATGAACTCATTGATCGCAACACCGCTACAAAGCCAAGCTATGTTGCCGATGAGCTACTGCCTTACCTTGACGAGATAGATAAGCCAAAGCATTACCCAGAAAGCCCTTGGCCTTTACTCAACGACATCATCACAGGATTCCGACCAGGTGCGCTTTACATCATCGGCGCAAGACCAGGCGTTGGTAAAACCATCGTTGGCTTACAGATTGCTTGGGAACTATCTAAGCAAGGCCCTGTATCTTTTCACAGCCTTGAGATGGGCAAGAGCGAACTCTACAATCGCATTATCAGCATGGAAGCTGAGGTTTACATTGGCAACATTGAGAAGGGAAACCTACAAGAGTGGGAGTGGGACAGGATTGCCAAAGTCAGGCAAGAGATTCAATCCCACCAGCTTGCTATCCATGACAAGTCAGGCCAGAACCTATTACAGATTCGTGCGCTCGCGAACAGCGTCAAGGGCAACAACCGACTCGAAGCGATTGTGGTTGACTACCTAGGTTTGATTCAAGACACCGAGCGAGGTCGCAAGCGTTACGAGATGATCACCGACATCTCAATCGGACTCAAGAACCTAGCTAGGGATTTGAATGTGCCGGTAATCGCTTTGGCTCAGCTCAATCGAGGACCAGAGCAGCGCAAAGACTCAGAGCCTGACATGGCTGACCTAAGAGATTCAGGTGGTATCGAGCAGGATGCTGACTCGGTTATTTTGTTACATCGAGTCCAAACTGAGGATGACCAGTTCGAGTGGCAAAAGAGCCAGATGATAATGAAGGTAGCTAAGAACCGACATGGTGGACTTGGAGAAGTCGCACTCAAGTTCGAGGGTCACCTTTCCAGAGTGATTGGCTAAGCTTATGGGGTGGATGACAATGTGGCACTCTGTTGCCGATGTGGAGCGACCTGGAAGGTCAACACGCACAAGCGCAAGCGCAAAGACCTCAAGTGCCAATCCTGTCGGATGCACCGAGCCTTGGTCATCAAGTATGGATCCGAGAAGTGCATCCCTTGGCAGGGCGATTTTGACAAGGCTACTCTCACCATCCCAATCTTTGACGGCAAGCCAGTCCTACCTGGCACTAGAACTTGTGGGCATCTCGACTGCACCAATCCCAACCATGTCGCTGGTGACCACTAGAGTAAAACAACAAATCGAAAGGAAATAAAGAGATGGCAATAATCAAGGTAAAGGGCGCGATAACTAGAGTCTTTTATGAAGGCAAGGGCATCGAGGTAACCGAGTCCTATGAAACCAAAACAGGCGACACCATCAACAAGCGTTACACAGTATGGCTAAAGCAGCCAACCACGCTTGAGGCTGGCGACACAGTTCAGGTCGAGGGCTTATACAGCTCAGAGATTGACAACTGGACTAACAAAGAAGGCGAAGCAAAGCAGTCCATCAAGGTAAGCATCAACAACCCCTTGGTAGTCCCAGCCGAGCCACTACAAATCATCAAGGGAATATTCGAGCCTACACACGAGCCAAGTCCCTTTTGAGAAATCTCCGTTGGCTAGTCCCTGCCCTCACCGCCGGCATACTACTGAACCTATCGCTTCAAGATAAAAGCGTTCTTGATGGTGTGGGACTAGCCTTCGGTATCCTTTACGCTTGGGCTGCCATAATGGGAGCATGGGAGCTGTATGGCAGAGGTAAGCCTTAGCGTTACAGGCGACCCAGCCAGCCAAGGATCACACGCCATAATGCATGGCAGGATTGTCCAGGTCAACAGCTCCAAACACAAGGCATGGCGTAAGGCCATAGTCCAGGAAGCAATAGCTACCCTGCCGAATGACTGGCAACCCATAGACGAGCCATGTGAGCTAATCGTCAACTTCTATCTACCCAAGCCCAAGACAGTAGATCGCCAGCTACCCAGCGTGTCACCTGACCTAGACAAGCTCATTAGGGCAGTAGGGGACAGCCTGACCGATTCAGGCGTGGTCATTGATGACAGCCGCATTGTCCGCATCTCAGCTCGGAAGCTCTACGCCGAGGGAATCGCGCCAGGAGCCACAATTCAGGTCAAAACCCTCAACTAGCCCTTTAGCGCGACACGCCGATAATTAGGGAAAATTGCCAAAATTGCCAGAAAAAGGCAAAAACTGTGCTATCTTGAATACATAGCCCAAGGGGGGCTAGAAAAGGAGCACCAAAATGAACACCAACTACGCAGAAACACTAGCTACAAACCTAAAGTCATTCCTAAACAAAGACACCATCAAAGTTGTCTGCTCTTGTGTGAAATGCAACGCAATGTTGCCAATCAAAATTGATGACCTAGCTGAGCTACTTCAGGAAGATGGCGTTGAGTATGACAACTTCAAGGCATACGGCAAGTGGTGTCACAAATACATTCAGGCAAACGCATGAAAACTATAATCCTTTACCTAATCTCACTAACTGGCATCTTGATTGCGAGCTGGCAGATACAAGAGATACATCTCGGCTGGGGTTACACACTTGGAGTCGCAGGTTTGATCCTTGCCTTCTTTGTAGCAGTCAACGCACTAACAAAGGACACTCGCAAATGAATGAACAAGAACTAGCTGAGCGCATTATTGCCGAGGCTCAGAAGTGGACTGAAATACAGTTCACGCTTCAAGAGGGTGTGCCAGGTATGACGGCACAGACACGCAACGAAGCCAAGGCTCGCATCGAGCTAATCGAACACATCAAGCAAACCTACAAAGAAATGAGAGCAAATGCCTAACTACAATCCAGAGCCACTTGAGTTCGCAGTCAAAGACTTCCAGCCTCACCAATACAACTTTGGTGTCGCCAAGTCAGACGGAATCTACATGGGCAGGATGCTTATGAAGAACGAGGTGCTAAGTCTTATCAAGGCAGCGTACCCAGTCCCAACCAAAGCAATCGCTAAGGTTATCGAGATCGTGGACAACATTGAAATCTATGTTGACCCTCAATACAACATCTCATCGAGGTAGCCATGACACTATCACCCTACGCAGAAGGCTTTTACGCCGGCATCCGTTATCAGCGAGACAACATCCTTGACTATGTATCTATTCACTTGGATCAGGGATACATCCCAACAGCCGAGGACATCGTTGAGGAAATAAACGGCCAATACAAAAGAGACATGAACAACCAGGTCAACGCCATGGTGGATGGCAGCCTTGACAAGCTAATCAAGAATCTTGACGAGCTTGCCTACACAGTTACCAAGATTGAGCACCAAGCAAAAGAGTTGATTGCTGAGGTGACTGATAAGCCATGAAGTCAACAATCAAAGGCATAGACCTAAGCACTAGCTTTGACGCAACAGTCATTAGATACTTTGACGAGAACGCAAAGCTCCTGCTCTCGAAGCACAATGACTACGGACCTACCAACATCAGCAACGCACCTGGTGGAGCTATCAACGGCCTACGAGTCAGGATGCATGACAAGTTGGCAAGGATCAATCACCTAACTGACTCAGGCAACGCACCTGAACATGAGGCATTGAGAGATTCTTTCATTGACCTTGCAAACTACGCAATTATCGGTTTGCTGGTCCTAGACGGAGAGTGGCCTGACAAATGACCGACATCTTTGACCGGATACTTGAAAAGCACAAAGAGGGACTTGCCGAGGTATCACAGCTCGGTTGGACTACCGGCATCAAGTATGAAAGGCAGCGGATTATCAAGTTGCTAAAGAACGAGCAAGAGAAGCATGAAAAGGTAATTGCCTTCAATGCTGATCGTAAGGACAGCGATAATCGACACACAATCTGCCGCACTTATCAGCAAGCAATCCAGCTAATCGAGGACATCAAATGATTGGATGGCGACCTAACCGAGAAGAATCGCGAGCGCGGAAACTGACTATGGCTTTTGGCAGAGGCTTTGCCAAGGGTTATCAACAAGGAGCAAAAGACATGACTGAATATCTAACTGAGCAAGTTATCTACTCAATCAACCAGGATGCAGTCCTAAGAACCACAGTAGATGTTGACACCATCGAGCGTGTCGTTGAGATTATCGAGGCGGTGAGGGACATTGGCAAAACACAGAGCTGAGAGGCAACCGATCAACTGGCGCATCATGCGAGTTCATTGGGCATACAAGACACTAAGAATCAGGCGAGCCTTCTACACCTTGCTGTATAAGGTGTCACGATGACTCACTTTACTAACGCAGATGAGCGTGAAATCTTTGATGCTATCTTGCTGCTCAAGGATGACGAGCGCGAGTGGTCGAGTGAGCTAGAAGCAATTAGGCGCAACCTTGCCAGATTGTTAGAAAGAATAATGCAAGTCGAATGGCACTACCTTGAGCCAGAAATCGGTGATTTGGCTCTAAACTTACTGAGGGAAGCAACTGAAAGGGGCAACGATGCTAGAAGGACTAACACCACAGGTCAGGAAATCATCCTGCAAAGTAAGAACAATCTTGGAAACTCTGGACACGAAGGATCAAGCCATACTTGTAGCTGCCATAGCTAACGAATCTTGGAAAGCACCAACTCTAGCTAGAGAATTAACTGCTAGGGGTATTGCAATCAGCGAAAAGCCAATCTTGGCTCATAGACGGAAGGTTTGTA